TTATGTAAGCTAGTCAGGCACAGAATGGTTATAATGTGGGTCGCTAGATACGAAGGGGTAGGTTCAAGGAGCCGTCTTATTATAATGGTTTAACCCCCAACCAATATCTTCACCAATTTAGGTCTAGCACATTATGTAAAGTAGAATATAAGTAACTATACACGAGATAGTTGTATATGATATAATAGAAGTAGTATGGCGAAGTTAATTTATACACAGAGGAAGAAATTGCCGGGGATGTATTTGTGGTAGACTGCAAGAAGCGGAAGTATCCCACTTTGAGGAAAAAGTAATGCCAGCTAAATCAAAAAAGCAACAGATGTTTGCAGGTGCTGAGCTTGCCAGGAAGCGTGCTGGTAAGAAAACGAGAACCAGGATGACCGAGAAGCAGTTGGAGGATTTTGCCCGAACTAAGAGAAAAGGGTTACCTGGGAAAAAGAAATAAGGGGGGAATTATGTTCGTAATGTCGTTAGAGCAAAAGGAGTTTGCTTTAATAAATTTAGGAGGCGGAGATTTCACATTATTATTACCTTATCCTGACAGGGTAATGTCCCTTGCGGAATATTTAGTTGAGAACAAAGAGAAAATTAAATTATTTCCTGATACTATAGATGGAACCTTGTGTTTATTGGAGAATAAATAATGAGTGTAAGTACCAGAAAATCTATAACCAAAATGATAAAAGAGGATTATCTTCGGCTGAATAACAAGTTTCTAAATCAGGTTGTAGAGAAGATAGAAGAACAGCCCGACAAGGGTGAGGTGTTGTGGGACTTATATACCTCGCTTAACATAACATGGGCGAAGTATATTATGAAACAATGAGGATAGCAGATTACAGAAAATTAGAATTATTTGAGAGGTTTAACCAGACACCTAAGCTTGCCAGTGCGGTGAGGTGTGCCTTACGCAAGGAGTTCCATTGCTCGACTGCTACTTTCCGTGAACTTTTAGGTGAGTGGCGGAAGCAGAGGGATACTAACCTGAAGATGAGAGCCATAGCGGGAAGGAACCGTTCTGGCGGAATTGGTGTTGAGGTGGACGAAAATGAGACTGACGCAGATGCACGTATGGTAAACGTGCTAAACGTTGCCTATCGCAAGGCGTTAGAAGGAAGTTATAAACACGCCGAGTTACTGGCAAGAATATCTGGTAAGTTAGTCGACAGGTCAGAAATTAAAGTCGGGAGGTTAGAAGCTGACGATTACTACCGAATTATCGGAGAAGCCGAAAAAGAGCTTGAACCCAATCGAACTAGAAAACTTCAAGGAGATAGTAAAGTGTCAAAGGAGCGCAAACTACTTCTTGAAACACCACGTGTGGATAGTGAACAGGAACACGGGGCAGAGGGTTCAGTGGCAGAACTGGGACTATCTACTTCAAGTTTTGAAGGCACTACAGAATAATAAGAAAGTAATTATATGGAAGGCACGGCAATTAGGGTTGTCGTGGCTTATTGTTGCTTTTTGCACATGGAAGGCATTGTTTTGCCCTAACACTAAAATTTTATTTATCTCGAAAGACGAAAAGGCAGCGTGGGATATGGTATCTAAATGCAGGTATATATTGCAGCAGATAACCTCTTTCCCTATTCCAAAGTTAGACCCTGACAGCCGTTCAGAGATAGGTATGCCAACTATTAACAGTGAGATTATAGCGTTATCGTCAACTAAGGATGCTGGGCGTTCTACAGACGCTACTATAGTTATAAGGGACGAACTTGACTATCACGAATATGGAGAGGGTAACTATTTAGCTATTGCACCCACCGTTGACGCTGGAGGACAGTTGATAGAGATGTCCACGAGGGACAAGATTTACAAGCCAGATGACAAGAGTCATTTCAGGCAGCGGTTTGTTGATGCACTTAACGGCAGGAATAATACGTTTCCTATTTTCCTGGGTTGGAAATTAAGGCCAGTAAGGGTAGAAGGTATAAGCCTTGACGACTGGTATGAACAGCTTACCAGAGAATATACCGATTCACAATTAGAAGCCGAGTATCCTGCGACTTTAGAGGAAGCATTAGCACCGAGCAAGACACGGGCTTTCTTTAATGAGCCGAGAGTAAACGAGATGCTGCGTGATGTCTGGGAGCCGATGTCCAGTGAACTCGCAGTAAAATATTCTCCATATGTTAAAATATATAAAGAACCGACTGCTGCTGGTAAATATTGTTTGTTCTGCGACCCAGGCAGTCAGGAAGATAAACATGCCACAGTGGTAATAGATACCGCTACTGGAGAGGAGGTGGCCTGCTCTTTTGGTAAGTGTGCTCCAGACCTTGCGTGTCGTATTTATGACGAACTGGTGAGATTTTATAATAAAGCCTACAATTGTTTTGAGGCCAACGCCCAGACTGGGGGAAGATTTATAGAAATAATAACCCAGCTGGGTACCCCCAATATGCACGTTCAGAAAGAGGGCAGGACAGGTTACTGGGAGTCAGGGCCTATTAAGAGAGATGCCCTGTGGGGATTAGAAGAAGCTATAAGGTTAAACTTAATAAAAGTGCATACGAGGGAAGCGATAACCGAGTTCAGAAATTTTATTGTTCTGGCAGGGAAAGAGCCACAGAAGATGAGGGGGCAGGAAGACGACTTCATTGATGCGTGGAAGGGGGTCTGGGCGATTAGTAAGGTTATGCCAAGGGGGAAAATAATGGCATACAGTTTTCAATATAGAGATTCATAGGAGATAATTATGATAACTGAAAAAGAGATACAGGACTTAGCTGCATATCTTGTTGGCGAATATCACGGCGGGAGGGTAAATCAACAGAAAGAAGACCAGTCATATTACGATGATACCTTTGCGGTTCCAATGGTTAAGAGACCGCAGTATGTGTCTCGGACTGGCACAGCGGCGTGGCTTGTTGATGGGCCGTCTGCCCACATTATAACCAGAAACCCGCAGGCTTTTATCGAACCTAAAAAGGATACCGATAAAAACAGGGAGTCAGCCAGTATAGTTAATGCGTTATTAAATCACTGGCTCCGTTATATAAATAAACAATCCCCCCATCCGTTAAGGGAGTTTGTAAAGAACCTGTTACTTCGTGGCGAGGCGTGGTTCCACCCGATATTAAATCCTTCATGGGAAGATAATAAAGATACTGTTTTACCCATGTTATTCCTGGCTCCAGACTCACTCAATGTGTTTACCAATGGAGATGAAACACATGGTGTCCCCACTCAGGTTATTGTCAAGTATTCCAGGACAGTGCGTTCAATGGAGATGGCGTATCCCAACTGGGTAAATACCAGGAGTAGAAAATCGTCTGCTAAAATTGACTGGCTTGAATACTGGGATAAATACTGCCGTTATTTTGAGGCTGATGGATCGCCCGTTCTTAAAGGAGGGATACAGAAAAACATTTTAGGGTTCGTTCCCTTTATTCACTCATACTCTGGTTTTGGCAAGGACTCACCAGACGGCAATCCAAGTTCACTGGCAGTCGGAAGATTAAGAAAGGTCAGGGATTTACTTTTACAGGAATGTGCCATTAACAGTGATATTGACTCAACTATCCATAAATTCGCCAGACCGAGAATAGACCTGATTATCCCTGCTGGTTCTGAGTTTAATGAAGTTGAGTTTAAGAAAGCCTATGATATGAGTGCTGGAGTACTGAATATCGTGGCTCTGCCCACAGGTTCCAGCTTTGATGAGGGTAAGAGAATTTTACCACCACAGGAAGCCTTCCAGCATTTTTATAATATAAGGTCAAGAGTAGCTATGGAGGCTCCACCTATAATGTCTGGTCTGCCATCTGGGACAAGCGGCAGGCAGGAAGATATAGTAGGGTATCACTATATCAGGAGATACGACTCTATAGTTGAGGCTACCGAAGATGCCTGCGGTAAGGCCCTTGATATGGGAAGGGAAATTCTAAAGAAAGTTCCCACTTGGCTGCCGATTACGCAGTGGCTGGAACAACCTGATAGAGCAAGCCATGAAGTAAAGATTACTAAAGAAGACCTTGATGCCTGCACCAGTACTATAATTAAACTAAAAGCCGCTGACCCAGTTGAAGATGACAGGAAACTTATGGCTGGCAGGGCTTTAGTTGAAAGTGGCAGGATAGACTGGGAGTCGTTCTTAATTGATTACGCTGGCTATACACCAGAAAAAGCACAAAAGACAATCCAGAAGACAATTGCTGAGAAGGTGGTACAGACTTACCTGTTACCGTTTATCGGTGAGAAGGCACTGGAGAAACTGGGTATGACTGAGGCTTTAGGAAAATTAAGGGAACAGACTGAACTTCAAAATAAAATAAATGAGGAGCTTTCTGGTGGAGGTGCAGGCTCTCAGGGTGGCCCACCCAGAAGTTTTAATATTCAGACTGAAACAGGGAGAGAGCAATCTGATGTAGCCCTGACTCAAGGTGGAGTAAGACAGCAAGCGAGGCAGATATGACAAAAATAAATCAGGCTGATGGTATATTAGCCGAAACAATGAAGATGGTTGAAAGTATCAGTGACTATTTAGCTATTGAGTATAAGAATGTGAAGCCTTTTGACAGGAGGGAAATATCAAAAGAGGAACAGCTTTATAATTACGGGCAGATGACACAACAGGATATGCTGGGTATGATTAAAACACAGGGTTATGAATATACCAACCAGTATATAGCTGAGAATGAGTTACTAAAAAAGAAAACTATGGAGAGGAGGAATAAATAATGGCAGATAGACAACCTTGGGCTGAGAAATGGTTTGGAGGTGGACCTTTGGGTGGTGCAGGATGGAGTCCGCAGAGATGGTTTGCTCCAACTGCCGCTACAACTGCTACGGCAGAAGCACCTACTGATATAATAGAGCGTTATGGACCTCCTCCATGGACTGACTTGAGTGATGAAGACAAGCGTATTATAGAAAATGCGTTAAAAGATTCAGGGTGGAACCTTAGTCGTGAGTTTAACGATGCCACACTTATATGGGGCTGGAATCTTGTTAAGGAAGCAGAGGAAGAACCTACAACTGGGTATCAACCAACCAAAGAAGAAGAAGCCAGGGCTTGGCGTATAGCAGCAGGTATGGAGATGCCCGCCACTATAGGGGAAGCACCAATTGAACCCCGCACTGAACTTGACTTAAACCGTGCATCTCAGGCTTGGGATGAAGATAGAAACCGTTGGGTGGAACAATATATGGGGCAGAATGATTGGGTTAGGGCTTACTTTGCTCA